ACAAATGGTCTTTAATAAAAAAATAGATCGCATACCTGTGATGATTCATAAAGAGAGAATGGGTTATGTGGTTTACTTAGATGGTGATAGACTAGATAGTTATAAGACTCAGCGTGAAGCTGAGAAGATGGCTAAGCAGTTTGTTAAAACATATAAGGGCTAAGAATGGCATTTGTAGCTATACCTAATAATGATCAATACGAGTACGACAATGCCCCTCCTGATCCAGGTGTCGGGCACCCTATGCGTGCTTTATGGTTAAAATCATCAAATGGTGTTAGAACAGAGCATGGTCATTCTGTATATGTACGTACTCGTAGAATAGGTAGTGGTAATGTCGATCATGGTGAATTAAGTAAATCATATTGGGACGCAAGAGGTGATGAGGATGATGTATCTACAACATTTGACATGACCGTTAGGACTACAGCAGCCAATGAGACATTTACTATACCTTGCAAAAGTCAGGGGTCATTTAATGCAACTGTCGATTGGGGTGATGGTTCATCATCTACAGTTACAACATATAATTCCGCTAACTTAGTACACACATATGCATCTGCTGGAGATCACGCAATCAGTGTTAGTGGTACGTTCCCTAATATTTACTTTAACAACGGAGGTGATGCTGCGAAAGTTATTGCAGTGACTAACTTTGGTCAAGTAGGCTGGGATGGTAGTGTCTCTGGAGCATTTTGGGGTTGTACTAACATGACTAGCTTTACTAGTGGTGTTACAGATACTTCAGGTATGACTTCAATGCTATATTTTTGGCGGAATTGTGAAAGTCTAACATCGATTGACGTAAGCACTTTTGATACATCAAACGTAACAAATATGGATCAGGTGTTTTTCAATTGCTTTAGTATACCATCGATTGATGTAAGTAGCTGGGATGTCTCATCTGTTCTTTACATGAGAAGAACGTTTGCAGAATGTCATCTATTGGAAACAATTAATGTAACTAACTGGGCTACCACATCTGTTAGGTCGTTTAACCTATTTGCTTCAAATGCAGGTAGAGATGTTACTGGTACTTTTGATATTATTGGCGTTGAGAACTTTAACATTGAAGCTCTGAATCAGTACTTTAACTCATTCCGTGACTTTATGATAGCGCCTATTAAACTACCCACAGCACGTTATGATGCATGGCTAATTAATCTTGATGCTCAAACTTCACCACATTTAACTTTAGTCGGCTTTGGTAGCAGTCAATATACAGCAGGTGGCGCAGCAGAAGCAGCAAGAGCTAGTCTAATTAGCAATGACGGATGGTCAATAACTGATGGAGGAGCAGCGTAATGGCTGTATTAACTAAAACAGAAGGTTATTTCATTATTAATGAAGGACCAATCTCTTTAACAGAATCTACTGTTGTATCGTATCGTGATGACGCTACTGTACAGGAGTTTGATACTGAGGCATTAATGCTTGCAGCACATGAAGAACAATTCCCTGATCAGTATTTAGATTCAGATCAATAAGAGTATAAATAGTATAAATAGAACATATTAGGACGCAAGAACATGAAATTGATAGCAGAATATAACGAACAAGACATTCAATGTATTGTAGAAGCTAAAGAAGATGGTACAAAGAACCACTTCATAGAAGGCGTGTTCATGCAGTCCGAAGCAAAGAATAGAAATGGACGTATCTATCCAAAAGCCATTATGGAAGGCGCAGTAGATAAGTACGTTACAGAACAAGTTTCCCAGAACAGAGCGGTAGGTGAATTGAATCACCCAGAAGGACCGACTGTAAATCTGGATAAAGTTTCACACAAGATCACAGAACTTTCTTGGAAAGGAAATGATGTTGTAGGAAAGGCACAAGTATTGGATACTCCAATGGGTAATATCGTTAAGGGATTACTTGAAGGTGGTGTTCAACTAGGAGTGTCAACTCGTGGTATGGGTAGCCTTGAGGAAAAAAGTGGCATTATGTACGTCAAAGACGACTTCGTTCTTAATACGGTTGATATCGTACAAGATCCATCAGCACCAACAGCCTTTGTAAATGGAATAATGGAAGGTGTAGAGTGGGTTTGGAACAATGGCATTATAGAACCTCAAGTAATTGAACAAATGGAGACTGAAATTAAGAAGGCTCCACGTGCTGACCTTTATGAGGCACAGGCACGTGAGTTTAAGAATTTCCTCTCGTTAATGAAATCTAAATTGTAAGGAGTCAATTATGACTGATCAAGTAGACCAGGATGTTGTGCTCGACGAGGAAATCGAAGAAGCTCACGATCCGAAGAATGCTGAAGCTCAATCAATTGCATCTGTAGATGCAGCTGAGAAGAAGGGACCTAAGGCCAAAGGCCGTAAAGGTGACAAGAGCAACAGCGACAAAATGGCAAAAGCAACCCCTGGAGATCCAGACAAGCATTCAGCAAAAGGTATGAAAGCCGAAGATGTTGATTTTGATGGAGACTTTAGTGACGACCTGAATGCTCTGGTAGAATCTGAGGCAACATTGTCCGAAGACTTTAAAGCCAAAACAGCGGTTATTTTTGAAGCAGCAGTAAAGTCAAAAATCTCTGAAGAAATCGATCGTTTAGAAACTGAATATGCTGAGCAATTAGCAGAAGAAGTATCTACAACGAAAGCAGATCTTGTAGAGAAAGTAGACAGCTACCTCAACTATGTAGTTGAGCAATGGATGGAAGACAACAAAATAGCAATCTACTCTGGTCTTCGTACCGAGATTGCAGAAGGCTTTATGGGCAAGTTGAAAGACGTGTTCACAGAATCTTACATTGCTGTCCCTGAGTCCAAAATAGACCTAGTTGATGAGCTAGCAGAAGCTAACGAAGAGTTAGAAGCTCAAGTTAACGAAGCAACAGCTAAAGCTATGTCAATAAGTGAAGAGCTAGTATCTTTAAAGCGTGCAGCGGTTATCCGTGAAGCGTCAAAAGACTTAGCAGAAACACAAGTTGAAAAGCTAACATCACTAGCTGAATCAGTTGATTTTGAAAACGAAAAAGCTTTCTCACAGAAAGTTGCTACGTTGAAAGAATCATACTTCAGCAAAACTAAAACAGCTGAGTCCATTATCTCAGAAGAAACAGACACTTCAGATGAAGTAGAAGTATCTCCAATGATGGAACAGTACATTAACGCATTACGCAAATCAAATAAGTAAGTAGGAGATCCAATTATGGAAACTTATGATCGTCTCGTAGAGAAATGGTCTCCGGTATTGAACGAAGAGTCAGCCGGAAACATTGGTGACGCACACAAACGTGCCGTTACTGCTGTTGTTCTTGAGAACACAGAAAAAGCAATCCGTGAGCAAGGCGAACAAGCCTCAATGATGACGGAAGATGCAGCAGCTAATAACACATCAGTTGCAGCTAACTGGAACCCAGTACTAATCTCACTAGTACGTCGTGCTATGCCAAACATGATGGCTTATGACGTATGTGGTGTTCAGCCAATGTCAGGTCCAACAGGCTTGATCTTCGCAATGAAGTCAAAGTACAAAACAACACGTGCTGGTGCAACAGCTAATGATGAAGCATTGTTCCCAGAAGCAATTTCAGGCTTCTCAGGTGATTCATCTAGTGCACAAGGCGCTGATGGTTCAGGTGTTGGCGGATTAGCTAACGTTGATTCAGCTGGTGCTATCCCAACATTCGGTGGTGGTATGACTACTGCGAATGCTGAGCAACTAGGTACAACTGGTGAGTCTTCTTTCGCTGAAATGGGTTTCACCATTGAAAAAGCAACTGTGACAGCTAAGTCACGTGCTTTGAAAGCTGAATACACACTAGAGCTAGCTCAAGACTTGAAAGCGATTCATGGTTTAGACGCTGAGACAGAATTGGCAAACATCTTGTCAACAGAAATCTTAGCTGAAATTAACCGTGAAGTGATTCGTACAATCAACTCTCGTGCTAAAACTGGTTTCACAACTGCTAACGCAACTAAAAATGGTATCTTTGATCTATCAACAGATGCAGATGGTCGTTGGTCAGCTGAGAAATTCAAAGGTCTAGTTGTACAGCTTGATCGTGAAGCTAACCAAATCGCAAAAGACACTCGTAGAGGAAAAGGTAACATCGTTATCTGTTCTTCAGACGTTGCAACAGCATTGTCAGCATCAGGTATGTTAGACTATACACCTGCAATGAACACTGCGTTAAACGTAGACGACACAGGCAACACATTTGCTGGTACTTTAAACGGTCGTATGAAAGTATACATCGACCCATATGCAACTGCTGATTATATCACAGTTGGATACAAAGGTACAAACGCATATGACGCAGGTATCTTCTATTGCCCATACGTACCATTAACTATGGTTCGTGCAGTTGGCGAGAATGATTTCCAACCACGCATCGGGTTTAAAACTCGTTACGGTATGGTTGCTAACCCATTCGTAGGTTCAACACCAGGCGACGACATTGGTTCAGCTCGCGCTAACCAGTACTACAGAATCTTCCGCGTAGACAATATCTTAAACCCAGCATAGGGCTTAGATACGG